AAATTGGACAACGGTCAATTCGCTGCTCAACCAAACAATAGGGTTATCTGGAGAGATAGCTCATTAACACCCGCTGATTTGAAACGACCTGATTTTAAAGTGTGTACTCAAAACTACGCAGTTGAAGATCAACCTAAATGGTCCGTTGGACATACCGATGAATGGCAATATAAAACAAAAGAGGAAGCAGAAGGATGAACATTACAGTTACAGAAAAAGCTAAACAGTATTTAGCAAAAGCTGGAAAACCAAATGTATCTCTTAATGTAAAAGGTGGCGGTTGCTCAGGATTTCAATATGAATGGGGAACAACCGATAAGGAACCTACTATAGAAAATCTTTGGCTTGATCCAATGGCAGAAATGTTTATATTTGGATGTACTATAGATTATATAGAGGAATTAGGTGGTTCTTATTTAAAAGTCGTAAATCCAAACGCAACTGCATCGTGTGGTTGCGGAGAAAGTTTTGCAGTATAATGAAAAAACAGTTGACAGTTAACGGTTGTTGTGATACTGTTAATATAACAAAAGGACAAACTACTGTTACTTTTGAGAATCACCAGTTTACCGTAACGGTATTCTTTTGCTCTAACTGTGGTAATAAAAAAGCCACCTCAAATATAAGGGAAGGTAAATATGAAAATTAACGAATATGTTGGCGATCGTAATGGATCCTCACTGCGTGCTGAAATACATGATAATGAAGATGGCTATGCTATAGAATTTTATATTAATAATGTTTTACAGCAAACAGAAACATTTCCTTCTAAAAGTATTTACTATGTTGAAGATGCAGCTCACAATTGGATTAGCGGGATTAAAGTACTCAATGGATAATGGAATACGTGGAAATACTTATGGAGTTGAAATAAGCGTAACCCCTGGAGAATGTTGGGTTAAATTGAATGGAGAAATAATGTATAATAATAAAAAAGAAGTTATGTTGTTTCTTCATGCCTATAGAATGGGAAGGGACCATAAGAAAAATGAAATACGCACCGCATTGGGAATTTAAAAACATAATGATAACACCACCAAGATCACCGGAAAAGATTCATCATGAAATCGCCGCTATGTTGGCAAACGGAGTCAATTATATTGACGCGCTTGTTGAATATGCCAGACAAAACGATCTTGAAATCGAGGCAGTAGCAGATATTGTAAAAAAATCGTCTATCCTTAAGGAAAAACTTAGAGGAGAGGCAGTTAAGCTAAAACTAGTCCAAAGAGAAGAACGAGATGATCAAGACATCACAGAGCTTTGCAAATGAGGAATCATTTAATCTCTATGTTAGGTATCTTGCACTAAAGAAACACTTCACTACTGACGGCTACGATTACCACAAGTATAATGGAAAAATAAGAGCTAAGTTTGAGACATATCGTACTCGAAACGACGTATTCTTTTTCCATAAGCTTGCACAAAAAGACGATCCAATAAATCTTATGTTGGCTAATATGTTAGTCAATCCAAATGTTTGGATCCGAACAATCGTAGAGCAGGAAGGTGAAAGCAAGTACTTTGACTGGAAGAAAAAGATTGATTCTTTAACGCATACTTTCAAATCAGACTTAAATAAATTAGACGACAACTATCAGTCTAACTTTGTCACACATGACGGTCAGCATCCATATGTTATGACCTTATATGTACAGCGACAAATAACTCTTGAGACATTTACTATACTTACGCATATGTCAAATATTTTTCCTTATTGGGAGCAAAAAATAGTTGACAAAATCGTTGCGCGTGATATAATTAGATTATCAAGAAAGTACAAACCATTCTTGGAAATTAATGAAAAAAAGTTCAAAGAAATTATCAGAGATAGGTTTTTCTGATATAAATATATCGTTGACTTCGGTTAACTATATTTCGCAATACAAAAACATACAACGCTATACAAGGAGATACGACTATGGCAACATCATTTGATGCACTTAAAAAGAATCGTTCAAGTTCACTAAACAAATTGAACGCACAGCTCGAAAAGATTTCAACTAAGAGCTATTCAGATCCCAACGAAGGTAAATTTTGGAAACCAACACGTGACAAAGCTGGCAACGGTTTTGCAATTATTCGTTTCCTACCTGCAGCCCAAGGCGAAGAAATGCCTTTCGTACGTATCTGGGATCATGGTTTTCAAGGACCAACAGGTCTTTGGTATATTGAAAACTCACTTACAACTTTAAACCAAGACGATCCTGTATCCGAGTTCAATTCAAAACTGTGGAACAGTGGCATTGACTCTGATAAAGAACAGGCTCGTAAACAGAAACGTCGTCTAAAATATGTATCCAATATTTTGGTTATTAAAGACAGTGCAAATCCTGAAAACGAAGGCAAAGTCTTTATGTATCAGTTTGGCAAAAAGATCTTTGACAAATTGAACGATATGATGAACCCGTCGTTTGAGGATGAAACACCAGTTAATCCGTTTGACTTTTGGGAAGGCGCAAACTTCCGTTTGAAAATCCGTCAGTTCGAAGGATATCCAAACTATGACAAATCAGAGTTTGACCAACCGTCTGCTATTTCAGAAGACGACAGTCAAATTGAAGCAACTTGGAACCAGCAACATTCACTACAAGAATTGGTTGACCCAAAGAACTTCAAAACATATTCTGAATTGAAAGCCAAACTATATCGCGTTCTTGCGATTGGTGAAGAGCCGTCAGAACCTACAACCGCAATGGATGTTGACGAAGATTTGGATTTGAGCAACATGGGTAATACTCAGGCTGCCACTCCTGCGCCATCCGCTCCTGCTGCTGCACCTGCTCCAGCAATGAGTATGGATGATGACGACGATCTATCAATCTTTAAGGAACTAGCGAATGGTTAATAAAACCTACGAAGAGGTTTTAGATTTCGATTTCGGCTTCAGCTTTATTGATGAAGAGCTTCAAGAAAAAGAAGCTGTGGCCGAACAAAAAATTCAAGAAGTCAGTAGTGAAAAGCAATCACTTGAGGATCAACTTACTGATGCTAAAGTAGCTGCTGACGACTTTGAATATCGTTTAGAACTTCTATATAAATCAATCTCCCCATTCTTAGATAACTTGTGTAAGAATGCGGATAAGTCTACAATTTACTGGCCCGACAGAGTTGGTAAAATTGAGTCTTATAAAGCTAAACTATTGAAGATCGTTGAGGGAAAATAATATGAGTCTATTAGACAAACTAGTGAAAAACTCTACTATTAAATTAACAGCTCAGTTATCTGAGTCGAAGGTTTTTGGTAAAAAAGAAATGGCGCCAACACCAGTTCCTATGGTTAATGTAGCGTTATCAGGTGATACTGATGGCGGTCTTAGCCCAGGACTATTGGTTTTGGCAGGTCCATCTAAACACTTCAAATCTGCGTTTGCATTATTGACGGCGGCCGCATATATGAACAAATACAAAGATGCAATCCTGCTCTTTTATGATTCAGAATTTGGTACGCCTCAAGCATACTTCGAGTCATTTGGTATTGATATGGATCGCGTAGTTCATACGCCGATTACCAATGTTGAAGAACTCAAGTTTGATATTAGTAACCAATTAGATCAAATTGATAAAAAAGACCATGTCTGTATTATTATTGACTCGGTCGGCAACTTGGCTTCAAAGAAAGAAGTTGAGGACGCAATGAATGAAAAATCCGTTGCGGATATGTCTCGGGCTAAATCTTTAAAGTCTTTGTTCCGTATTGTAACACCACACCTTAATCTTAAAGACATCCCTTTGATTGCAGTTAACCATACTTATCAAGAAATTGGATTGTTTCCTAAGGCTATTGTTTCGGGCGGTACAGGCATTTATTATTCAGCTGATGCTATTTGGATTGTTGGTCGACAACAAGATAAAGTTGGTACTGAAATCCAAGGTTATCATTTTGTTATCAATATTGAAAAGTCACGCCATGTTAAAGAAAAATCTAAAATTCCAATTAGTGTAAGTTGGGATGGCGGTATTGTTAAATGGTCGGGTTTAATGGATGTTGCTGAAAAAGGTGGCTACTTGCGTAAACCAAAAGTTGGTTGGTATGAAGCAGTAAATCCAGCAACTGGTGAAGTTATTTCACAAAAGTTAATGCGTGCTAAAGAAGTTAACGATAACGGTGAATTTTGGAATATGATGTTTGAAACTACAGACTTCAAAGAATATGTACGGAATACATTTACAATTGGAGCTTCAGGTAGTATTATGCGTGATGATGATGACCGTGATGAAGTATTTGAAGAAGTTATTGAAAGCTAAAATAGTTGTTGACATTATACGAAATGTATAATACTATAATATTAAAGATGGCGGCTATTAAGTTAGGCGCCATCATTTATCTTTACACACAGGAATTCTTATGATTGAAAAAACAGTATTAGCAAACTTAATATTTAACGAAGATTATTTTCGTAAAGTATATCCTTACATCAAACAGGAGTATTTTGACGATAATAGCCTTAAGAAAATATTTGATACGTATTCTGGATATGTTGATGAATACAAATCTCCGCCTTCAATTGAAGCATTAAAGATTTCGTTGGATAAACGTAAAGACCTTAATGAAGATAGTTATAAAGGCATTATGTCCGAGGTTGATAATATGGCAATTGACCAAGGAACAGACTTTGATTGGCTTGTAAAAGAAACCGAAAAGTTTTGTCAAGATAAAGACTTATTCAATTCTATTCGTAAAGCAATCCTCGTAATTGACGGCGAAGATAAAGAAATGGATAAAGGTTCATTACCTGAGTTATTATCTAATTCATTATCAATCAGTTTTGATACAAGCATCGGCCACGATTATCTCGAAGACTACGAAAGCCGCTATGACTTTTATCATAAGAAAGAAGAGCGCATTCCATTCGATATTGAATTACTCAACAAGATTACTAAAGGTGGTCTACCTCGCAAATCTATGACTGTATTGCTCGCCACAACTGGTGGTGGTAAATCATTAGTCAAATGTCACCATGCTGCGTCGGCATTAATGATGGGTAAGAACGTTTTATATATTACAATGGAAATGGCTGAAGAACGCATCTCTGAACGTATTGATGCTAATATGATGGACGTTACTATTGACGAAGTTTCTGAAACTCCACGCGACGTGTTTGCAAAAAGAATTGGCAGATTTACATCAAAAACAACTGGTAAGTTAGTCGTTAAAGAATATCCAACTGGCTCTGCTCATGTTGGCCACTTTAGGCATTTACTTAACGAATT